TGGCGACCCTGACGCAGGATATGACCAACCTCGATCCTGCAAAGCTGAAGTCGATGCTCAACTCGGTTGCCATCGCTGGTATCGCGACCGCTGCCGACCCGAACGAAATCATCGCCGCCAACCGGCGCGCGTCGGGCGCATTCTCATCTTCCAAGATGAACCCGAATGACCTGTCTGCGTTCACTGGCGCCGGCATCTCGGCCGGTTTGCCTTCGTCCAAAACCGGCACCTTCATAGGCTTCCTCGTCAACGAATTGGTCGGCGGCAAGTTTGCCCGCGGCCAGCGAGCCCAAGACCTTGGCAAGGCTTCGAACATGCTCGGCCTCGGTGGTCGTCAGGCGATGTCTTCCAAGATGGCATCCAACCCGACCGAAACGCTGCTCCAAATCTTCGAAAAGATGGGCGGCATGTCTGAGGAGAAGAGGTCTCAGGTTGCGACGTTGCTCGGTATGAGGGAGTGGCGCGACGAGTTGCAAACCTTCGTTCAGGTCCGCGACGACGTGCGTCGCACGCTGACGGAGATCCAAGACCCGAAGAATGCGAACAGGCTCGACGATATCAGCGACTCGAAGCTGAAGTCGTTGTCTGGCCGTTGGAAGTCGCTCGTTGCAGCTCTCACCATCGTGTGGGAGTCGGTCGGCGCCGGCTTCGAGAAGGCGTTCGGTCAGATCACCGACTTCTTCACCGACTATCTCGGCAGGCTTGACACCAAAAAGATCAGCGACACCGTCGAGGCGTTCACGGACGGCCTGGTGGAAGGTCTCGGCTTTAACAATTGGACCGAGATGCTCAAGGCAGCCTTCGGTGATCCCTCGACCGTTAAGGGTGCTGCCAAGGAGGTCGGAGGCTTCACGAAGGGTTTCATGACCTCAATGAAGGACATGTGGACCACCTTCAAGATGATCTGGGAGGGCATGATGAAGGTCGCAGGCGTTGTGCCTGGCGACCCGGAGTCGATCGGCCGTTTCACCGGCAAGATGGTCGAGCTGGCTGTGGCAATGAAGGCGATCGGCACGTTGGCCGACTCGCTTGCAGGCATCGTGACCTTCGTAAAGGGTCTCGTTTCTGCTGTCATGGTTGCTCCGGAGTTCTTTGCTGCCATCTCTGGCGGCACTCTCGGAGCCTACCTCGGCAAGAAGGCCCGTGAGTACGTGGATGGCGGCGGCTCCGCTCCGGAGCGCAAGCCCGGCGAGCGCCATATGGGGAGCACTCCTCCCTCCATGCAGAAAAGGATCGACGATTATACGCTCAAGCAGCTGTATCACCCGTCGAACTACACCGGGGCGACTGACTTCTCGGGTCGGCGCCGCACGGGCGATCTGTCTGACAGCCTGAACAAGTTCACCGGCAAGGTCGAGCTTGCTGCTTTCCGCAACGGAAGCGGCGGGCTGCAATACGCGGCGGTCGGCGGCGGCTCAGGACGCGGTCTGTCCTCCTCTGGAGGCGGCGGCTTCAGCGGCGGCCTTCTCGGTGGTGTCCCGAGTTTGCTCAAGAGCACGCCGGGTTCGGCTCTCCCCGATTTCGGGGTGGGTCGAAGCGGCAGCATCATCGGTCGCGACAAGGTCGGCGCTCTCACGGGCGCGAACAAGTCCCCGTCCTTCGGAGCCTCTCCTGGCGGTGTTGCCGACATGAGCGTTGGGCAAGGACTCGCTGGAAATGCGTTCCTCGCTGCGCGTCGTGCCAAGTTTGCTGAGGAGATCAAGAACGATCCGACCTTGGCGATGCACCTTGCTGCCATGCAGGCGACTGAGGGCGCGAGCAAGGGTGGGACGATCGAGAGTCTGATGAACCGTGCAGACATGCAGGGCAAGTCTCTCCGGCAAATGCTCGGCTACAGCGCTGATGGCGTAAGCAGCACGGACAGCAGGGGCCGGCAGAACAGCTTCTACGGTCCCATTCGTCGTCAAGAACTGCCGGCTGCGATCCGCAGACTGCAGAACAACCCGAAAGAGTTCGCGAAGTACAACGCGCTCACTCAGAGGGCTCTTGCTGGCGGTCACGTCATCGGTGGCTATACCGACCAAGGCTTGCCCACCGATCCCAACGGATCGGCAAGGACCGGCATCGCGGGCTTCAAGATCAGCCCGAAGGATGGCAACGAGTTCACGGACTGGGTTGGTCCCGGATCGAAATTCGGTCGCGGACGCAACGGTGCGATGAACTATCGCAAGTTCATCGAGCAGGGCATTGCTGGAAGTAACAGCAGCCCGATCGGCAACGTTCCGACGCCGAGTCAGTCCATCCAGAACGTTCCATTGCCTTCGTCAGGTGCTGGAGCAGGGGCGGGCGACGTCAGGTCCTCCTCGGGACCGGTGGCGATCCACATCAATGGAAGCAGCCACGATCCGGAAGCACTGGCAACCCTGGTGCAGCGTCGGATCGACGAGAGCATGAACTGGCGCACTCACGACACCAGCAGCGAATACACCTAACAAACTCAACCCTGGCCCTACGGGGCCGGGGCTTCTTTCCCCAACATCAGAGGAAATCAATGGCTGACGTTCTACTCGGGCTTGGCTCGCAAGACCCCAATGCGACTGACGAGACCGGTCTGATCCTCTTCTACGTGCCAGCGAAGGGCATCGACACCCCAAACTTCGAGTCAATTCAGCGCGACGCGCAATACACCTGGACCTCGGCCGATCGCCTCTCGCGCGATCCTGCGATGCAGTTCACCGGCCCGGGCGAAGATAACGTGGTCATCGATGGCCGCATGTTCCCCTACCACTTCGGTGGCCTCTCCACGCTGGAGCGACTGCGTGCGGCCGGCCGCGCCGGCAAGCCGATGCTCCTGGTGCGCTTCTATCCGCTGACCAATCCGGACGGGTACGGCTCCGAGGTCATCGGCAACTACGCGATCAAGCGGGTCCGCACCGTGGAGTCGAAGATCGGCAGGATCGGTATCGCTCACAAAGTCGAGTTCACCGTCGAGCTTCAGCGCTATGGCGACGATCTCTCCTCGACAACCGATCTGCTCCAGGAAGTGGTGAACAGCTAATGTCGACGTACATCACCAAGCTCTACGATCGGCTCGATAAGATCTGCTACGCCCGATACGGTTCCACCGACAACGACATTGTCGAGTGGGTCATCGAGCAGAATTACGGCATCGAGCTGCATGGGGTCCTGCTGCCAATTGGCGTCACGATCAATCTGCCGGAAGCGCCGCGACAGCTGACGCAGGCTCCGGTCGTCCCACAGCTCTTCCTCTGGAAATAATTCCCCCTGGCTCCGAGAGAGTCAGACAGGGCCGTCCTTCGGGGCGGCCTTTTGCTTTTTAGGAGGCATGCGTGACCACCGGCTACACCCCGATCTTCCGGGTATTCAAGGGCGGAGAGGATATCACTGGTCGACTCAATGACCGGACGCTCCAGATCAAGGTCGACCTCCAGTCCGGCAATGGCAACGACGACCAATGCACCATCCTCCTCGACGACCGCGACTGGCGCATCGCTCGGCCGCTGGTTGGTGAGGATCTTCAGATCTGGCTCGGCTACACCGAGGTCGGGCTCGCTTATATGGGGACGTTCGAGATTGACGACGTCACGTTCCTTGGGCCGCCCAGGAACATCAAGCTGGTCGGCAAATCGACCGGGTCCAGCAACATCCAGAAGGCTCCCGCGATCCGGGAGTTTGCCAACGCGACGGTTAGCCAAATCCTTGGTCACATGGCTGGGCAGACCGGACTCGGCACGGCGATCTCTGGCGGGCTCGGAGACATCCAAATCCCGTTCAAGAACCAGATCACCAGCAACCTGCACATGATCCACGAGCTGGAGCGCCTCACGGGCGCGGTAGCCAAGGTCGTGGATGGCAAGCTGATGTTCGTCAAGCGCGACGGTGCCGAGTCGGCAAGCGGAGTGGCCATGCCCACGCTCGTCCTGCACCCGGAACACTTCGGCACCTGGCAGGTCCGCTACACCAGCAAGCCTGGTTACGGAGAGGTCAAGGCCGCGTGGTTCGACAAAGACGAGATGGTCCGGAAATGGGTCGGCTCGGCCGTGAGCAGCGGCGATGGTGGCGTCGGTCTGGCTAAGAAATTCGGCGGCGCATTCAACATTGGCCAGCTCTTCAACTCTGAAGCGGAGGCGAAGGCCGCTGCTGGATCACAGGCAGAGAATTTCAAGCGTGCAGAAGTTCAGGCGACCTTCGATCTCGCCAAGGGAGACCCTTGGATCAGGGATCAGCAGACGCTGCTGGTGACCGGAATGCGCGACGGCATCGACGGATCGTACGTCATCGACAAAGTCACCCACACCTACATCAAGAGCACCGGCATTAAATCTCAGATGGAATGCAAGGCGCCGGGTGACGGCTCGAATTACGAGGAAGCGTCCAAGGAGTTCATGCGGCCAGGTCCGGGCGAGTTGCTCGGCGAATACCTCCGCACCCACCCCAACATCAACCCCGGCGATCTGTCGCAGAGCGACATCGATGCGATCAGCCAGGGCGGGTTCGCCCGATAAACCAACGAGTATCACATGTTCAGTCAAGAGATCATCGACGCCATCGTGCAGGCGGCGAAGGCCAAGGGTTGGCCTGCTTCTGCGCTGCTTGCGGTCGTGGAATGCGAGACGTCCGGCAAGCCGTTCGAGCAGGACAATCACACGCCCTCGCTGCTGTTCGAGCGCCACAAGTTCTATTCGGAACTCACGAAGCATCAGCCCAGCAAGCTGAAGGCCGCCATCATGGCAGGTCTCGCGATCCCGAAGTGGAGTCGCAACACCCAGTACAAGGACCAGGGCACGTCGGCCGGCCGCCTGAACGTCATCGCCAAAGCGCGAGCGATCGACGAGGAGGTCGCCAACCGCGCGGCATCCTGGGGCCTCGGTCAGACCATGGGCTTCAACGCCGAGAGTCTGCACTATCCCAACGCGACCGAAATGGTCGACGAGCTGTCGAAAGGCATCGCCGAGCAGGTCGACGCGCTGGTCCGGGAGATCTCGGTGAACCACCTGGACAAGTTCCTGGTGGCCAAGAACTTCGCCTCGTTTGCTCGCGGCTACAATGGCGCCGGCTACAAGCAGAACAACTACGACACCCGCATGAAGACTGCAGATGAGCGCTGGCAGCGGCGCCTGGAGCAGATCGCGGGCGGCGAGTTCTATCCCAAGCCCGGCAAGACCATCACGCTGGTCTACCAGACCAAACTGAAGGAGCTGGGGTTCAGCATCGGCAAGGTCGATGGCGATTGGGGTGACCTGACCACGGGTGCTTGCTCCGCCTTCCAGCGGCGTGAGGGCCTGAAGATCACGGGCCATCCGAACGACGAGACCACTGCTGTCCTCGACAAGACCGAGGACAAGCGTGAGGTCTCCCCCGAGCGATCCTCGGCCACTGTCGATGACCTGCGCTCTGCGGGCTCGCAGACGGTCGCCACGGCCGACAAGGGTTCGCTGATGTCGAAGATCATGGTCGGCGCGGGCGCACTCGGCGGCGCGTCGCAAAGCGGCCTGCTCGATAAGGCGCAGGGTGTGGTCGACAAGGTCCAGCAGTTCCAGGGGATCATGGACAGCGTCCACAACCTAGCAACTGCGCTGGCTCCCTACTGGTGGGTCGGAGTGATCGTGGTCGGCTTCGTCACCTGGAAGCTCTACGGCGACGTCATCAAGCATCGCCTGCAAGACCACCAAACCGGAGTTCATCTTGGATAACGTAATGGAGAAAGCCGCAGCCCTCAGGGCAGCGGTCGGGTTCTATTGGGCAAAAGCCCAGGGACTGTTCATCGGCTGGAAGGGCAAGGCCATCGCGGCCTCGCTCGTTCTGGTCATCGTCGCTGGCTACGCTCACCACCTGGGCGCCGCCGGCAAGGCCGACCTGAAGGCTCAGGTCAGGCAGCTCAAAGAAGATCTCGCTCAAGCTGACGAGAGGGCGGCCAAACCGGCCCCGCAGCCCGAGATCCCGTACTGGCAGTGCAATGGTCCGAAAGAGACCCGCCACCCGAAGTGTCCGGACGACAGCGCAGCCGATCAGCGCGCAGTCGAGCTGAAAACCCAGCTCGCTGAGTCCGAAGAGGCGAAAGCCAATCTCGAAAAAAAGGTCAAGGACTATGAAACGCAGCTGGCTCACCGGCCTGCGAAGGGCGGCTCTCATAAGCTGTCTCCCGCTGACGCTCGCAGCCTGTCAAACATCCGGTAACAAAGCTCCCATCGAGAGCCGGATGGACGTCACGCCCTGTCTGAGGGTCGCACAGACGGTCCCCATGCCACCCATCAAGGCCGGCATGGACTCCCGCGCTGTGCTCGCCCGGTATCGACAGGCGCTCATCAACGCAAACACAAACATCGACGACACGAAGGCCTGCATGGCCATGCTCGATCGAGCGGAACAGGAAGGCTACTTCTAATGGACTTCACGCAAGCACTCCCTTACGTGATGCCCTTCGTGGGTCTATTCGGCCTCATCTCGGGCATCTGGTACCGGGTCGAGGGCAAGATCAACGCTGGCGTCGCTGACGCCAAGGCCGCAGGCCTCGCTGCTCAGAAGCGGGCAGAGGAGGCTGACAAGGCTCTCTCCAGCTTCAAGCTGGAAGTCGTGCGAGAGTACGCCTCCTGGGACACCGTCAAGGCGATCGAGTCCAGGTTGACCGAGCGCATGGACAATCTCTCGGAGCAGGTGATGAAGATGCCCGACCAGATCGTCAACCGAATGGTGGACATGATCAAGCTCTCCAACAAATAAGGCTTGACCGTCTCGTTTGCATTCTGATATTTGCATGAATGCAAAAGTTGTGCTATCCCCGAGGCCGAAATCTCGGGGGTAGGCACTCCCTCGTGGTTCCGGGTTCCCAACCAACCACAGGGCAAAATGACTTTTCAACCGCTCGCCACCGAAGAACGCGCTCGCAGAAAGCAGGTCATCGAAGATCTGCTGAAGCAGGGCTATCATCCGCAGGGCTCGCGTGGAGGCATTGCCTCCGCGACCAAGACTGCGGAGCGCGTCGAAGGCCTGAACTATCCGAACTGGGTCCGCGCCGAAGAGGCGCTGAAGCGCAAGCGCAAAGAGAACTTCGCGATCGACTGGTCGCTGTACGTTCCGCCTGTCCCGCAGGCTACCGTCACCTCAGGTGGCGAAGAACTGTCCGCCGAAGAAGTCGACCCGTTGATCCGGGCGAAGACGCTCTCGGCCGAGGTTACCCAACTCATCACCCGATCGAAATACCCCGTCATCAACCCGGAAGCCGTCATCGTCGACACGCCGATGCTGCGACGCTGGTCCACGAAGCATCGTCGCTACGAGGAGACCGAAGGCAAGCCGCGGACCTGGATGGTCGACACCCTGAAGGTCGAGGCCATTAAGGACTCGCGGAATCGGAACTTCATCTTCACGGGCGCGCAGAACGATGCGCTCCTGCACGAGGAGTTCTGGGTCAATCTCCAGGCCTATGCCGCCTATATCGACGCCGAGATCATCGTCGGCCCCTGGACCTACGAGACCCAGTGGTGGTCCGAGAACGACCCGCAGGCGCGCGAGTATGCCCCTGAGCTGGCTGAGCACCTGTGCTTCGGCCAGATGAAGATCGGCACCAACTTCATGTTCTGCGGCGAGATGAACACGCTGCCGACCGCGTCGCAGCCGATCTCGGACCTGGTGACCTACAGCCGGGGCCGCTGGGCCGTGTTCCCGCACGCCAAGCGCCAGCTGAAGTCCGTCCCCTCGACAGATCCCAACATCCAGGCCCACCAGGTCATGACGTCGGGCGCCTGCACGCGGCCGAAGATCATCCCCCGCAAGGCGGGCGTGAAGTCGATCTTCCATCAGATCATCGGCGCCACCGTGGTGCAGTTCGACGAGGATGGCGACATCTTCTGTCGGCAGATCACGGCCAACGACGACGACGGCTCGTTCTACGACCTCGACGCCTATGTGGCGAACGCTGAGGTCACGACCGGTCACCGCGTCAAGGCGATCACCATGCCGGACCTCCACGTCCGCAAGATGGACCAGACCAACTGCATGGCCATCTTCGGGTGGGATATGCGGGGCGGCCGGGCGCAGTACCGCAACAGCATCATGGATGTCCTCGATCCCGAGAACGTCATCGGTCACGACATCTTCGACAACGAAGCGCGGAACCACCATCACGTCCACGACAACGCCTACAGCTACGAGATGGCCATCCGTGGCCGCGACAGCGTGGAGGAGGAAGTCGACCAGTGCGGCCGATTCCTGCTGACGGCTGTCGGTCTGAGCGACCTTCTGCCGATGGTCACGGTCGGCGACCGCACCTTCATCGTTGCTGAGGGCAACCACGATATCGCGCTTGAGAAGTACGCCCGAGAAGGCCGGTACCGGAACGACGGCCGGAACGTCCGCTTCGGTCTGCAGCTCGAAGACGCATACCTGGATCACGTCGAGCGTCGCTCATTCGCGATCGACAACGAGCTGCCGGTGCCGCGTTTCTCGCTGCTGGAGCACGCCATCCGGATGAAATATCCGCAGCTCGGCGACAAGGTGGTCTGGTGCCATGACGGCTACAGCCACCTGCTCGACGGCATCGAGGTCGGCAACCACGGCTTCCGCGGCGCGAACGGCGCCAAGGGAACGGTGGCGGGCTTCGCGCGGGCAGGGCGCAAGATGTCGATCGGCGACAAGCACAGCCCCGAGATCATGGAGGGTGTGTACGTGGCCGGCGTCATCAACCTGCGCCACGGCTACAACAAGGGCCTGTCGGGTTGGGCGGTCACCGTGATCATCCAGTATCCGGACGGGAAGCGCTCGCTGTTGACCCTGCAGAAGGGCAAGTGGCGTCCGGGACGGCGGGTCATCCGCGTGCCGGCCCCGTCTTTGGCTGCCTGATCGCTTGCACGAATGCAAAGGGGGAGTTCCATGCTCGTCTATCTCGCCGGTCCGATTTCGGGCCTGAACTTCGACGGCGCAACCAACTGGCGCGAATACGCGAAGGCGGAACTCGGCCAGTTCAGCATCAAGGCGCTCTCGCCCCTGCGCGAGCAGGAGCACATGCGCGAGATCGGGGTCTTCACCGACGCCTCGAAAGAGACGGCCAGGCTGAAGTCTCCGATGTCGACCCCGAAGGGGCTCACGATCCGTGACCGTTGGGACGCGCGGCGCTGCAACGTCCTGCTGGTGAACCTGCTTGGCGCCACGAAGGTCTCGGTCGGCACGGTGATGGAGGTCGCCTGGGCTGACGGCGAGGGCATCCCGATCGTCTGCGCGATCGAGCCGGAGGGAAACATCCACGAGCACGCCATGCTGATGCACTGCATCGGCTACCGCGTCCCGACGCTCTGGGACGCCTGCGACATCACCCGGCAGCTGCTGGCTGCCTGAACGTTTGTTTGAATGCAAAAGGAGAATGCAATGACGGTTATCGGTCTCGGGGGGTTCGCGCAGTCGGGCAAGACGACGGCGGCGCTGTACCTGGAGAAGAAGTACGGCGTGCGGCGCAAGCACATCGCCGAGCCGCTGCGGGCCATGCTCGCGGTGTTGCTGACGGCGAACGGCATGAAGGCCGACGAGATCACCGACTATCTGGAGGGCTCGAAGAAGGAGCAGGTCATCCCCTGCCTGGGCGTCACCTCGCGCTACGCGCAGATCACCATCGGCACCGAGTGGGGTCGTGAGCTGATCGGCGAGGACCTGTGGGCCAACACCTGGGCTGCCGGCGTCAAGGACGGCGAGTCCGTGATGAACGACTCCGTGCGCTTCCCGAACGAGGCGGCTGCGATCCGCGGTCTCGGCGGCGTGGTCATCATGATCAAGCGCCCAGGCACGCGGCCGGCGAAGTTCAAGAACAAGCTGGGCGAGTTCCTGTTCGACAAGTTCGGCATCATGTGGGGGGTGCATCCGAGCGAGCGCATCGACCTGATCAAGCCGGACTTCATCATCCACAACGATGCGGACGTGGAGACGCTCTACGCTGACCTGGACAAGGCCATGGCCGCGCATTTCAGCCGCGTCCAGCAGACGAGCTTCGCCAACTCCAAGAAGGCCGTCGCAGCGGCCACGGGGCTGGCGCTGGCGGTGGGGCTCGGCCGCTGATGGAGCTTCGCTGGAAGGACGACAAGCGGCCCCAGCGCTTCGGCTGGGCGCCAGGGGGATATCTGAACCACTGTCACGGCGCGGGGTGCAAGGAGCTGGAAGACAAGACCTTCATCGGCGACAAGCGGGCGGTCATCTGCGCCGACTGTGCCTACGCGCTGCCGGACCCGGAGCCGGAGCCGCCATTCGAGGTGACCATGCGCGCGAAGGTCAGGGACATGCTCCGGCGCATCAGGGAGCTGGAGATCGAGCTGGAAAAGCACCAGGAGGGGAAATGAGGCTGATCAACATGAAGCTGACCCGGGGTGACGCAGAGGTCATCACCCCGGAGCAGGTATGGGCGGAGATCGGAAAGATCTTCGTGCAGCGCGCGTGCGGCGAACTGAAGCCCACGGGACCGGTCAGAAGCAACCGGCCCCAGGTCGACGTGCGGGAGCTGGTTAAAGGGCTGTGACCTCCAGTCCTTTCTCCAACATATCGATGGCGTATTTCCGGTCTCGCGTGTGAGCGCCGGAAGCCTCGCTATCCTTGAAGGTCTTGACCACGGTCTCGACCCACCATCGCAGACTGCCGTGCTTCTTCTTCGTGACCTCGTAGCCGTGATCCCCCAGGATCTTGATCACGTCGACCAGCGGGTAGCCGTAGACGGTCTTGCGGTGCTCTCCGTTTCG